GGGAACTCACCACCACCTGGGGCTACACCGCCATCACCGGGGTTCACAATGATCCAGACACACAGGCCTTCCGCCACCGCATCAAGCACCACCTGAAAGACCTGGCGGCGCATGGTCTGGAGTACACACTATCCGTTGACAACGATGATGAGTTGGCCATCGCGGGACTTGAGAGCCGGGTCATCTTCCAGTCCGGTGAGAAGCGAATCATCGGGCGCAGTCGTACCGCCCACCGCGTCCACTTCTCGGAGGTGGCGCACTGGCGACCGGAGACGGTTGGTCCGCTGATGGGGGGGCTGAAACCCTCCGTACCGGGCCCGCCCTTCGGGTCAATCGTCCTGGAGAGTACGCCCAATGGCGCTGAAGGATACTTCTACGGCGAGATCCTGGATGCCCGTCCTGGTAATCCGGAGGGTCTCTGGACCGTACACCTCTATCCGTGGTGGATGGAGCCGCGCTACCGTGTGGGTTCCGAGCCGGGGGTGGACATTATGATCCCCGCCTACGAACTACAAGAGAAGCTCATCAACTTCCGACCGACACCAGAGGAAGAGCGCCTTATGCACGTGGCAGATCTGGCCCCCGACCGGATCCTCTGGCGCCGACTGAAGATGGCCGACCTAGCCAAGACCACCACGCCCTTCACCCAGGAGTTCCCAGAAACCCTGGAGAGTTGCTTCCTATCCATTTCTGGAAACTACTTCCAGACGCCGGATGGTATCGACCACCTGGAGTGGTACAGGAACCTCATCACGCCGCCGGTCCTGGAGCTGGAGGTTCTGTCCTACAACAAGTCGCCGGTGCCCTTCGGCAGTGGCCGTTTGGCTGTATGGGAGTTCCCCTCTGCCGGGCAGGTCTATGTCGTCTATGTGGACTGCGCCAGCGGCGAACAGGGCGCAAGTGCAGACTTCACCGCCATCAACGTCCTGAACGCGGGCACGATGCACAAGGCCGCCCGCTTCCGTGCGAAGGTCACGCCGAACGATGCGGCGGCGATTGCCTGTGCTATCGGTGAATACTACGGCAACGCACTCTTGGGCGTGGAGCGCATCGGGCACGGTTCGGCGTGCCTGGACCGGGTACGCGAACTCCTCTACCCAAACATCTACTACCACTACGACCCGATGCAGCCCAAGAAAGAAGTGAAGCCGGGTATCTACCCGACTCCGCAGATGCGAGAGAAACTCCTCCAGGGCTACCGTGTGGCGGTGGTGAACCACACCTATGTTACGCGGGACGCACTAGAGGTGCAGGAGATGGGCACCTTCGACTGGACGAAGGCCCAGAACCGGATGAAGGCACAGGCCGCCGGCGCCCAGTCTCATGACGACATCATCATGTCGGGAGCAGGGTGCCTCCTCATGGCACCGGAGGCCAAGGTCCGTAGGAAGCCGGGCCCGCGTGAAGACGAAGACGACGTAATCCTGGTGGGCCGGAATGGGGACATCATCAATCCATACCGACAGAACAAAAACGGCCCCCAGTTCTGGATGAGGTAAGCGATGGCTATTCCCAGAGGTGCTCTCCTCAACAAGAAGGACTCGGATGAACTGCGCCGTAGCATCACCACAAAGTTAGTCTATGGCAAAAGGTTCTGGTCCCCATTGCACGTACGCCAAGATTACTGGGCCGCGATGTACTTCCTCCTAGACGTAATACAACAGTACAAACCAATCGGCTACAGACGGTTCATCAGCAACGAACCCAGGACAGCCCTGGATGCGGCCCAATCCATCCTGACCCGCAACGAGTCCTTCTGGCGCATCCCTCTCAATGAGGCCACCGACGAGAACGCCGATGAGCGGCGACGGATCGGTAAGGTCGAACGTACCCTCCAGGGCATCATCTACGACGTGGATGAGAACTTCTCCATGCGTGGCCTCATGCCGTGGTGGAAGCAGGTGGCGATGCAGGCCCTTCTCCGCGGCTGGATCTGGGGCAAGATACACGTCACCGAGGAGGCCCTGAAGTACCGCGAGGCGCCGGTCATCGCCGAGATCTACGACTCCCGTACCGTCTATCCATACCTGGACGCGATGGGCCTGAACTATGGCATCATCGAGAAGTCCACGACGATGGGCGACCTGGCGAGTCTCTACCCGGAGTCCTACGGCGACGAGTACAACGACAAGAACTTCGACCCCAACCGTCCGGCGGTCAAGTTTGAATACTGGTCCAACGACCGTGGGGCAATGCCCGGCGTAACTGGTGTGTTGGGATCGGCCGTCCCGACCCACCAGCTCTACAACCCAAACAACGTCCTGCCGCTGGCCGAAGGCAAATGGCTCATCCCGCCGTACAGACATGGATTCTCGCCGCAGGCTCTCCCCATCTTCGGTGTGGCAGTCAATGGCGTCAATGTCGTCACCAAGCCCTCGATTATGAACCTCATCATGGATCGGAACCGCGAGAGGGCCCGGCTGATGGGCTTGGGTGAGTATGGGGCCTTCTGGCAGATGGCCAGCAACTCCTGGGTCTCCGAGTCGGGACGTTCCCTGCTGTCGGCCGTCGAGGAGCAGGTGCCCCAGTACAACGAACTCATTGCCACCATCTTCCATCACTTCAGTATCGGCACCTACGGCACCTGGATCTTCAAGACACCTTCCGGGGAGTTGCCGGAGTTCACACCCGGCATTGAGGCGAAGGTCGCCATTCGTCCGGAGGAAGACCTGCGTCGGGCCGAGATGTCGCCGGTGTCAGCGGATGCCTACCGGCTGGTCCAGATCCTCGACCAGGAGCGGCAGAAGGGTGTCCTCTCTAACATCCTCCAGGCTGTGGTTCCGATGCAGGGTAGCGGAATCTTCTTCCAGCAGATAGCCAACGCCGCCCTCAACGCCCTGGAGCCCTTCCATGACGGTATGGAGAACTTCGGTACGCGGGCGGGCACATCGGTTCTGGCGCAGTTCCAGTCCGGCGGCGCCTCACTGAAGAAGTTTATCATTACCGCCCCCGCTGCCACCTCCATCATTCGCCGGCAGACCTTCTTCAACATCGAGTTCGATCCGGCCATCGACCTTGACCGCGGGCGCCGCTACCGGCCACGGCCGGTCTTCAAGCCGAGCCTGCCGGATGACATGTCGCTACGCATCCAGGCGGCGCGGTTCGCCCTCGACCCGCGGCGGCCGGTCCTGAGCCTGATGACCGTCCTGGAGACCATCCTCCAGATAGACGACCCGGCGGCCGAGATCGACCGCATCTGGGAAGACATTGCCAACAACGATCCAGTGATCGTTCTGGAACAGGTGGCCCAGGCCCTAGAGCGCAGACAGGAGCACGATCTAGCGGCACGTATCCGCACGGCCGAGTTCCGTGCGGCCTATGTCCAGGAGATGCAGTTCCGGCAGGTGACGGGCCAGACTGCGGCCTATGGCCAGCAGACGATGGCCATGCCAACCGGCGGCCAGACGATGTCTGCCGAGACCGGCGTTGCAGCCGCAACCCAGCATCCAGGCACCGGCCAAGGACAGGCGGCCGAAGGCGCGGGTGCTGGCATGATGGGCCAACTCGGTGAGCGGGCAGGAGTCTAGCGATGGAAGAGCCAAACGGTCAGCGAGTCACCAGTGCCCAGGTCTACCAGGCGCTCTATGAGGTGCGTGGCGAGATGCTGGAGCAGTTCGGGTTGCTGAATGATCGCATGACTCAATCCGATGCCCGTACCACGCAACTAACAGGACGTGTGGATGACCATATCAGCAACCACCCACCGGCCAAGCCTAATGTGGCCCGTGTCAGTGGTATCTCAGGAGTCGTGGCGGCTGTTGTTACGGCGGCTACCGCACTCATCTATGGACTTATCCGGAGGGGGATCTAATGGCTGACCCTACCCCCACACTCGAAGACATCGTTAACCAGATCCTTGCTGGCCGCAGTGCGGCTGGGACCATTGACCGTACCGCCCTTCGTCGGCTGCTGGCCGACTTGGGTATCGATGTTCCCATCAATATGACCGATGTGGAGGCCGCGGCTCAGGCCCTCCTAGATGCCCGCAACGCGGTGGCCTATTCCCCAGAGGGCCCCGCCAGTCTTGACTACATAGAGGCGCAACCGGCGGTCAGGGAAGCGCGGGACGAGTTGATGCGCCGCGCAAATGCTCTGTGGGGCGATCAGGGAGGTAACGTCTTCGAGAGTATCTCCAGCTACGTCACCTCCCAGGTGCAGCGCGAGCAGGAGACAGTCTCGGTCGAACAGCGTACCTCCCGCCAATACCTGGAGGTTCCGACGCCGGAGGAGTTCCTGGATAGGTTCGAGACCGGGTTGGCCACGCATGTCAAGGAGCAGGTTCAGGCAGGAAAACTCAGCCGTGGGGCCGGACTCTGGCTTCTGGACAATCCGGAGGTGCTCTACAACGACTACATGGCCGAGTTGGGGGCCCGCGCCGCCAAGGGTGAGCAGATCTTCAAGCCCGTTGGCGTCGGTGGTGCCGCCCCAGAGTTCCTTGGCACTCGCCCCGGTGCCGTGGAGACTAGCGCGACGGAAGCGTTGACCAAGGCCACAGAACAGGAACGGTCGCAGGCACAACAGGCGGCGACCGCTGTGCAGGCGGCTGGGGGAGTTGCCACCCAACGGCAGACAACGACCACCACTGAGCAGCAAACCGCAACCACCGCGAAACAGAAGGAACTCTCTCAGTTGGAGCAGACGCAGGAGATCTTCGCCCGCCCTAAGCTAACGGCGGTCTATGCCTTATCTCCTCTGGAGTTCCTCCAGCAACGGACAGATCTTGAGATGCTCTACCAAGGTCAGCGGGGAGCGAAGCGACGCGAGGCGGAGACCGCTACGGCACCTCCGATCGTTCTGCCTCGACGGGTGAGTTAGATGCGGATCACGGCACGTGCAGATAAGTTCGTTGCTGCACTTCTGGCGGCACGAGATCACCCGCCATCTGAGCAGGAGAAGGTGCGTCAGATGGCGCAGGATGCTGTGAAGGCCGTGCAGTCGCGCCTACGGACGCGGCGTCAGTCCGTCCATAAGTTCTCTCCGGGGAGGAAATAGTCATGGGACAGTCAGGTGTAGGCGGTGCCGGAAGTGTCTTGGGTAACTTGGTCGCCCGTCGGACACAGATCAACAAGATCCGCGAGCGGTTGGGCTTTACACCGGGCGGTGACATTAGTGGCGTGCCCCAGGGGGGCCTGAAGCGCACCGCGCCAACTTCTCCCGCCGGTCCTGCGGCGCCCCCGGTGGCGAAGCAACCCAAGAATCCGGCCACCATGCCGGGTCCGGTTCCGGCAATAGCCACAGACAAGCGCAAGGTGATGTTGGAGCAGGCGGCGACCTTCTTGGCGGGACTCAAGAAAGCTACTCCGGCCCAACCAAAGACTCCCGCCCAACCTACGGGATTGACGGCCTTGGGTCGGGCGCGGCAGATCCTCTCTGGAGGCGTCTAGGTGGTCGAAACACCCGATACCGCCCTACAGCGCATCCGTGCCTCACGGTCGGCGGTGGCGGCGGCCAGACCTGCCCCAGTAGGGACACCGGCCCCAACCCCGCCGCCCTCGCCTGCGCCTACGCCCGTTCCTGCTCCCGTAGGTACGCCTGTTCCTGTCTCTCCTCCAGTTGAGAAACTCCAACAGGTGGAGCAACAGACGCAACCGCCTGCCGCCCCCGTCACACCCCCGACCCCCTACTACGTCACTGCGCTGGGGAAACCTAGCGAACGGGCGCCATTTAACTTCGTGCCGTGGCAACCCACGGATATGACTGCGGCACAGGATGAGTTCAAACAATACATTTCCCGCCAGGAGACAGGAGGCGGCCTTACACTCCCCAAGGGTGCTAGTACAGACATACACGATGCCTACGGCAATATGTTCTTCGCTGAGAAGCAGATGGGCGCTCTCCTGGATCAGGTGGGGGCGTACAGTCCGGAGGGAATAAAGGATCTCCGGCGGACTGTTGAGGGTAGTGTGGGGGCGGACTACGCCAACACAGTAGGCACCCTTAATCCTCAACGGGCCGTCGCGGATGCCGTGACCTCTATTGCCGGAGAACATCCGGACGACTACACAACGTACCTTGCCTCCGATGCCGGACTCCAGGATCTTCTTCAGCGGGCGCAGATTTCCCTACTGGCACCCCCCTATGAACCCGGCAACGCGATCCCAGTAAGCGGGTTCGGGGCCCCCTTGTCCGCAGCGATACGCGAGAACCTACCGGAGGGTGCCCTCACTGACATCCTTGCCAACACGGTAGACCTGATGGGGGATCCCGCTTTCTTAGCCACTCTGCCTTTCTTCCCCGGCGCTACGTTGGCGGGGAAGGCATTAACGATGGCGGAGGTTTCGGGTTTCATGTCGGCAGGGGCGGAGGCGGAGGAACGGGGATTGGCGCCGCCTTACGTGGGTAGTATCGGGGCTGCTATTGTTGGCCCTCTTTTGCTGCGTTCCCTTCCCGGTCTTACTCGTGCGGGTGTCCGCTTTACCTTGGAAGAGGCGGCGGCCGACCCCATCGCGGGAACTCCTGCAACTGAATTGCTCCGACAGAAGGGTTACATCATTACCGGCACGGAGGAGCTGAATAAGGGCCTTGGCCTAAAGCCCCAGACTTTGTATCACGGCACCTCCACCGCAGTCGGCGACCAACCGTTGGCGGCGGGGGCATTCCTAACCCCCATCAAAGAGGATGCCCAGGTTTACGCCAACGCTACCGCGCGGCATATAGGCGGGGAGCCGCGGATCATTGCAGTTGAGGCCGCGCCCGATGCGATTGCCCCCTCGGAGATCCCCGGTCTTGCTGCGGATCGCGGCGCTGTCCGTGTCATAAACCCTGCGGGTATCCGGGCCATTCCGGAGGCACCCACGGTGAAGACTTTAGGTGATGTCGTCGTCACTTTTATGGGGCACGATCCATCACTAAAGGCGTTCACGCCGGCTGTTGCCCAGATACTAGAGCGGGCTGGTGGGTCTCCTGGGCGCCTACGGATAGGTTTGCGTACCCTCTTGGAGAGTGGGGGCGAGACTCCCTCCGCCCAATTCGTTGATGACTTCGCCAAGAGTTTGGAGGAAGTCCAGCGGGCGGGCAGACTCTTTGGGCCTGCCGGGGCCCCTGCTGAGGCACTACCGGCAATGGCGGGCGGTGCGGATATGCTCACTCCCGAACTCCAGGAACGGATGGTTTACGCGCTCCGTGAACGTCCAGAGGCCAACGACATCCTGCGGAAGTTTGCACGGACACTCGCAAAGTGGGTGCCCGGCGGCCAGTTCCTTGTTGAGCGGGTTAACCAGTCGGCTTTATGGGATGATCCTGCTATGGGCGGGGTCGCCCGCTGGATAAACAACAAAAATTGGCAGGATGGGGCTCGCGTGGAGGCACTAGCCCCCTTCAACGAAGCCCGCATCCCGTTTCTTGAGAACGGCGTTGGCCAGATCTGGGTGCCTGCGGCGGCTGGCAGTCGTGCAGGTACATGGATCGCTGGTGGGGATGTCATTGAAAGCATAATGCGGGGAGAGAGCACCTACGTCTCCCGCTTTACACCAGAACAGGTGGGGTGGCTGAGGAAACTCTATGCCACAACCGCTGCCCCTACCGTTGAGGCGGAGGCGGCCCTGGGCATAAAGATCGCCACACGCGCTGTTCACTGGCCGCGTTTTGCGGTTGACCCCACAACAAAGAGAGTGGGCTTGGAGGTTGGAGTCGGTGGTGGCAAACCCACCGCCCTGAACCGGCGCATCATCGAGGTACAGCAACAGGCGATTGAGGAACTGGGCATAAAGTACCGCCCCGGTTTGATCAATCAAGCGGATCTCTACATACAGGGGATGCAACGCATCACCAGAAATGCCCTGGTTAATAACTTCTGGAAAGAAAAGGGAGTAATACGGATTGGGGCTCCAACACTGAAGGAGGCACCCATCGGGGGTCTGGGATTCGGCTTCCGTGGCGTTATGCCGAAGGAACAACTCCGCCAAGTGGAGACCTTTCTCGGACCCGGTGCGCGATCCCGCAGTCCCGCCCTCACCATCCCGCAGAAGGTCAATGCCGTTATGCGGTTGCTGCTTACCGGCACGGCCGACACCGGCTGGGGTGCCATTCAGCTCCAGACGTTGCCCTTTGTGGCAGACAACCCCGCCGTAGGAGCCAAACTCTGGGCGCGGGCGATGGCCGAGGGATTCCAGGACATGGCTACCCCGCGGGCGCTCTACAAGTTTATCCAGAGTCCCGCCGCCCGCGATTTTGCCGCACACGGCGGCAACATGCAGCTCGAATCCGAGTTCTTTGAGGCCACCAGGATGTTGGGGGAGGGCCCCGGCCCTGCCGGAAAGATTTTGGGTGCAGCTACCCTCCCATTTCGGGTGGCCCGCGGAGGAGTACAGCGCCTTACTAGGGGATTTGAGGGATCATTGCTCTTTGGGCGGGTCATGGCATACGACGCGATGGTGGATGCTGCCAAAGCCCCCGGCAGACTGCTGCGGATGGCTGGTGCCCCAGAAGGGTTGACCGGCGAGGCTCTCGAATATGAGAAGTTTCGTATAGCGCGGTTTGCGGATACCCTCATAGGACAACCACAACTGAGTGGGGTTCTGAGTCCCCGCCAGATGCAGATTGAATCTGCATGGGTGTGGTTTGCTACACGTTACACCCGCTCCTTCCTTGGCACATTGTCCTACGTGGCTGGTTCTGGCTACACCCCGGCAGCAGCCCGGCTCATCATGGCGAAGATGCTCACGGGTGGGGCGGCCATAACTTCCGGACTCATCATGGCCAGAGGGACGATACAGGGCAGAAGCCAAGACGCGATCCGCGATGAGATCATGGTGGCGCTCAACCCTATGTCCGGCAAGAAGTTCATGTCCATGAACATCGGGGGCGGTTGGTTCGGAATGGGTGGCACCTACCGTTCCGGGTTCGCTCTATTGGCTGGCCTAGCCGACAAAGACAACTGGAACTATGACAACTGGGCGGCCACGACGAAAGGCGGCTTTCACCTTCCGAACGGCATCTGGGATAATCCCGTCAGCCGTGGCCTGCGTGCTAAAGGTGCTCCCATGAGCACCAAGTTTGTTGATTTCATAAGCGGTTCGGACTACATCGGCCAGGAAGTAGACATTGCGGCCTTTGTGGACGACCCCCGCAAGTTGCTCAACTACTTCACCGACAACTACACGCCTATTACGGTCAACGCCTATCTCCAGGGGCAAGGAGATTGGCGGGTTCGCGCACCGCGGGCGGTGGCCGAGTTCTTTGGGCTCCGCACCTCCCCGGAGACGGGCGGTGAGGCCCAGACCGCCATCCGGAACAAGATCTCCAACCAGATGTACGGGATGGACTACGACCAACTGACCAACAACCGTGTTGCCCGCCAGCGGGTCAACGACAGTCCAGAAGTGGTCGCGGTGCTGGAAGGCTACGTCCGCCCCATGCAGCAGTACCGCCCGGAGTCCTCCTGGGACAAGTACATCAAGCAGTCGGAAGACGTGCGGGCGAACTACGGCGGCCAGAAGGAGGGTCTGGATACCTCCGCCCGTGCCGGGAAGTTGGCGGGCGACGACTACCGTGCCCGGTACTCCGACCTCCAGCGGCAAGAGTTTGGCGAACTCACGGGCCTCCAGACTGCGCTGGGACTCACGTTCGAGGATAAGGAAGCGCCCCCAGAGACCGTGGACGGCGCCTTGAACGCCTACTTCGACGTTGACCTGAATGCCTACACCGACCCGGCGACCCAGGAGACTGACTGGGAGGGGTTCTATGCCGACCGCGAAGCAACCCTGGTTGGACTCTCAGAGACAGACCGCGCCGACGTGGACTGGTATCTGTCCCGGCATGAGAGTGAACTGCACCGAGACTTCGGGAAGGCCTTTGATGAGATCATCAAGCCCTCCGGTTATCTGAACGCACGGGAAACCGTGGCCCAAGCCCTCAAGGTTGATCTCCCCACCCTGCAAAAGGCCGCGCAGCAGGCCCTCCTGGACAGGGGGGCACGTGCCGGCGGCGCCGACGTGTGGGCGGTGGTGGACGAGATCCTGAACCAGGGTTTGGCGGCCAAACTGGGCGAGGATGCCCCCACGCTTTCTGACCTGCGGAATGCACTCCGGGAGGCCAGCCCCCGCCTGGATGTGGAACTGTACCGCCAGGGCTATTCAGACAAGGTGCGGACCCTGGCGGCTGTGCAGGTGGCCAACGACCTCAAGGCGCAATACCCCGACCGCGCCTACTTCACGCCGCCGGTCGTGCAGGGAGCTGAATAGGTGCAACCGCCAAGTCTCGGCGATGTGGCCTATGCCGCAGGATTCTTCGACGGAGAGGGTTGGATCTCTATCGGCAAGCAAGGACGTGCGGCCCACAACCTATATCTGATTATTGGGGTCGCACAAAAGAATCTGTCTCCCCTCCTTTGGGTTCAGGCCCGTTGGGGTGGAAGTATGTACTACGCCAAATCCTCTGGCGTCACCCAACTGACAATGAGTGGTGGCCGGGGTAGCCGGTTCCTACAGGATGTCCTGCCGTTCTTGCAGGTTAAGCGGGCTGCGGCGTTGGTTGCCTTGCAGTTCCACAGTCTCATGGGGAAGGAGAAACGTGGACGTGGCCATCCCCTACCGCCCGCAGCAATCAAGGAACGTCTGTCCCTGAAGGCCGTGTTGCAGGCTTTAAACAGAAGCAATGGTGTAACTGATATAGCGCCTTGACAATTAACCATGCCTTTCCACTACACTAGTATAGGAGAGACCTAAGAGGAGGTTCCTTAACAATGGGTAAAGTCATTGAAGACGAAGTGACGGGACTTCGGATGGAGGAAGTGGATCCTGATTCGGATGACGATCCCCTGCTGACGGATGAGGCTCGTGCGGCGAGAACTACTGCTTCGGGAACAGTTCCGGCGCCCGTCCCCACCGGCACAGAGGTCGCCAACCAGCAGGCTGCACCAGTTCCAACAGAGACCCCGGCAACCGTTGAGACCCCGACCGAAGTTGTACCGGCGGAACCTGTGGTTGAAGAGGGAGTCCTCAGTGAGGAAGACCTTGCGGCCCTGGGGAGACTGGACAACTTCCTGAACGAGCAGGTGGATGCAAAGGTCGCGTCGGCCCTGAAGGGCCGGGACCAGACCATCACCAGACTCCAGAAGGAGCACATGGAGGAAATAAAGGCCGTCCGCCAGGAATTGCGGGAGACCAAGCTCGTGGGTCTGGGCGAAGACGAACAGAAAGTGCTCAAAGAGAAGTGGGCCTACGATGATCGTAAGGCCGAACTGGACGAGTACGCCAAGACGCTTGAGGGTTACGACCAGGATCTAATGATCGCCTCCCTCGTCTTGAAGTTCGGACAGTACGGCGTTACGGAGGCGGGTCTCGCAGACAAGTCCGTGGCTGAAATGGAGTTGTTCTGTGCGGAGACGAAAGCCTCTCACTTCGAGAAATTGGCCCAGGGCGGCATCCATGCCGCGGCACCGCAGAAGCCACTGGCTAGTGCGGCGCCACCCGCTCCGGTGCCGGTTGCGCCGGTCGTTCCGGCAGGCCTAACGGCCCCGTCGGATGTGGGCAGTGGAACTCCTGCCCCAAAGGAACCGGAGTTCAACAAGGGGCAAGGCAGGGATGCGATGCTAGACAACTTTAAAAACCTCCCGTTGGAAGACATGCGCGCGAGACGCGCCTAACGGGAGGGAGGACTTATCCGCCGGGACCACTGCGCTGGGGCGTAGGGGGAGAAGGTCGCGGCGGCCTCTGCGGGCCAACAACCCAATGAGGTAAATCAGAAATGCCAGGAACAATTCTCACCGAACGTATCGCCGGCATGGAAAGTCCCGGCGTTCCTACCGAGTTCGATACAGTCCTGACCAGCAAGGTGCGTTTCGTCGCGCCTCTGCTGATCAACATGTCGGAGCGGAGCGCCGACCTCCTGAAGTACATCGGGGGCCCGGAGAGCTTCGACTTCCGTACCACCAAGGTCGAGTGGCAGGAAGATGACGTGTGGAACCGTCGTCTGGATGGCGCGACCCTCGCCCACAGCGCCGGTGCGACGGACACCATGACCTTCACGGCCGGGGTTCACCGCTACCCCATCGGCACCATCCTTTACCACCCGTCGGACGGGGAGTACGTGCGGGTTGAGGCACACCTGACCG